CCGACGTGGGGAAAGACGCCTCACCCCCGACGTGGGGAAAGACGCCTCACCCCCGACGTGGGGAAAGACGCCTCACCCCCGACGTGGGGAAAGACGCCTCACCCCCGACGTGGGGAAAGACGCCTCACCCCCGACCCCTCTCCCAAAAGCAGGAGAGGGGAGAAAAGAAGTGGGCGATGGGAGATAGAAGGTAGCTTATGCCAATCATCAGCAGCCAAGTGCTTGCCATGATCCGACGTGTGACTGAGACCAGTTTCAGCGATACGTGCTTGATCGAGCGCGAGTCGAATGCGGTAGGGACGTATGGCGAACCGACGCATCAATGGGAAGTGACGGCTGCTGATAAGCCGTGCAGGTTGATCTCGGTTGGGGCGCGGCGGGGCAGCGGGATCGCGGAAGCGGGCGCGGCGGAGTCGCTGGAATATGAATATCGGTTGATCGTGGCGCAGGATGTGACGCTGGCGGTAGATATGCGGGTGACGATTGCCGCGCTGGTGTACAACGTTGTGCGGATTGAGGACGCGCTGACCGATGAAGCGTATCACAGCGCGATTTTGCAGAGGCGGGATTAGATGACGGTCAGGCTGAATAAAGCCAAGCTGGAACGGTTGATCCGGGAGACGCCAGAACGCGCCGACCAGATGCTACGCGGCGTGGCGACGGAGATAGTCAACGATATAGTGTTGAGCTTCGGGAGCGGCGTGTCTGCTGCGGGTGATCCGCCGGGCGTTGATACGGGGACGCTGCGGGCGTCGATGCGCTGGTCGAAAGACGGGGAGCTGCGCTATCTGGTTCAGGACGGCGTAATCTATGGGATTATGCTGGAATGGGGTACTGAGAATATGGCGGCGCGTCCGTTTGTGACCCCTGTGTTTGAGGAATGGCGTCAACGCAAATTCGCGGACTATGTGCGAGACTTCGGGGTAATGCGCTAATGGCTGAGGTCGCACTGGCGGCACTGTACCGGACGGTTCGCAACCGATTGATCGCATCGAGCGAGATTTGGGGGACGAAAGCGTTTCCCGACCTTGCGCCCGCAAAAACCGAGCGCCCGTATGTGGTGTTCAACTACGCGGGCGGTGGCGAACTGAATGCGCGGGTGAGTCAGGATGCGGAGATCGTGCTGACTATTAAGATCATCAGCACGGAATTAGGACAGGCGCTGTATGGGGCGCAGCGGATCAGCAGCTTGTTTAATGACGCGGATTTGTCGAGGGCTGGGGCGTTGGACGCGGGCAGCGAGTGGGTGATCATCCACGTGAAGCAAGAGCAAATCGTCCACATGGTTGAGATGGTGGAGGGTGTGCAGGTGTATCACGACGGCAATCGGTTTCGCTTTAGGATGGAGAGGATTTAGACGATGGTCAGTTACGCAGAAAATACGGTTTATTTGACGATGGGCGGGACGGCGGTACAAGCCTATTTTAAGGATGTGCAGCTTTCCCCGTCTAATTCGGCGGTGGATATTACGACGGGTGCGGGGGTGGATCATGTGCAGCGTGCGCCGGGTCTGAATGACACGAGCATCTCGATTACGCTGGCGTATGACCTGACGGACGTACAAACGTACATCCAGAAGATCGCGGTGGGGCAGACGATCAGCATTGAGTACGGACCCGAATCGAATGTGAGCGGCAAACCGCGCCACGTCCAAAATTTCGTGATCACGGGGTCTGATCATCAAGTCAGCGTCGATAAGTCGGCGGTCACGTTTAACATCGGCGGTGAAGGGGCGGCTGCGCCCAGCGTGGATATGTTCACGGGTGGGGTGTACAGCTAGACGAGCCTCACCCCCGACGGGCGCAAAGAAGCCTCACCCCCGACGGGCGCAAAGAAGCCTCACCCCCGACGGGCGCAAAGAAGCCTCACCCCCGACCCCTCTCCCAAAAGCAGGAGAGGGGAGACAAGCAAAGAAAGCGAGAGGAATGGGTATGACAGACGAAAATAGCGGGATTGTGATTGATCGCAGTCGCATCACGCACAAGCAAGCGAAACAAGCGTCTTTGTTGCAGATCAAGGCGCAGCGGGCGCAACGGGATTTTGACCTTGAGGCGGCGACGGACTGTTTCGAGGAAGTAGATCGTTTCCTGGCGCAGATCGTGGTCGGCGTGCCGGAGGGGTGGCTGCCAAAAGGCGTCAAGATTGGTGACGCGGGCTGGTTGGATACGCTGAGTCAAGACCACTACGAAGAGATCATGGCGGAGGGCAATGCCAGTCAGCCGGGAAAAAAAACGGGCTAGGGCATTCGATTTGGATGCACCGCAAGTTTCCTAAGCAGATCATTTTTGACGAGGACGAGGTGTGGCGAATCAACCGAATCCGAATTGCGAAATGGTTGGGCGTGAAACCAGTCGAGATTGACAGGATGCCCGCCAGCGACGTTGAGGACATCATGGAAATTATGTGGGCGGACGAACAGAAGTAAGCGAAGAGGCGAAAGCCTCTTTTTTGATTCTAGCCTCACCCCCGCCCCCTCTCCCAAAAGCAGGAGAGGGGAGAGGCGCGTTAATGGACCGGTGGCGCGGTAGGCTGAGTGGAATTGTGATCGGAGTCTCACTTTGTTCGGTAGCGCGGTTGAAGTCGCCAGTTTATTTGGAACGTTGGACTTACGCGATAATGCGACGGGGGCGCTGCGGCAGTTTGATGGGGCGATGGATCGCTCGATGCAGAAGATGCAAGGATTTGGGACGAGCATCAGCAACATCGGCGCGGGCATGACTCGTTTCGGCGGTCAATTGACGGCGGCGGCTGCACCGCTGGCGGCGTTGTTCGGGGCGGCTGCGGCGCAAGCGATGAACTTTGAAGCGGCAATGGCGAACGCGGGCGCGGTGTTGGGAAAAACCGCCGCGCAGATGGGCGAGATCAACGCTGAAATTCTTGCGCTGGGCGAGGTGTCGCTGGCGGGACCGCAAGGGGTAGCGAACGCTTATTACGAGATCGTGTCGGGGGTAGCCGACGCGACTACGCATATGGCGATTTTGAATCAAGCGATTGCGACGAGTGAAGCGGGGCAAGCGGATTTGACCGCGACCACGAGCGCATTGATCAGCGTAATGAATGCTTACAATTTGAGCGCCGATCAAGCCGGGAACGTGTCGGACATCCTGACGCGCACGGTGGGACTCGGCGTTGGCTCGATGAACGAATTTGCGGCGGCGATCCCGAATGTGACAGGGGTCGCGGCGCAATTGGGCATTTCGTTTGAGGATGTCGCTACCAAAATGGCGTTTTTGACCACGAAAGGGTATTCGGCGTCGCAATCGGCGGATTACCTGCGCGGGGCGATGATTGCGCTGATCAACCCCAACGCCGCCATGACAAACGCATTGGCGGCGATTGGCGCGTCGAGCGGTAGTGCTGCATTAGAAATGTACGGGCTGACAGGGACGTATGAGCGGTTGAATGGCGTGATGTCCACCGATGAATTGGCGAATGCGGTGGGGCGCGTCGAGGCGCTGCAAGCTGTACTCGCCATCACGGGCGATACATTTGAGGGATTCGCGCAAAGTTTCGCGGGGGGGGTGGCGGGCGCGACGGAAGCGGCGCGGGCGATCCAGCGGGAGAGTCCGGCGTTCCAATTTCAACTGCTGCAATCGAAAATTCAGGCGACGGGGATCGCGGTGGGGAAAGTGCTGCTGCCCGCGCTCAACCGATTGTTTGACCGCATGTCGCCGATCATTGATCAGGTGATGGCGTGGGTCTCGGCGAACCCAGAATTGATTTTGACGATTGCGGGTATCACGGCGGCGGCGACGATACTAGGACCCGTGTTGATGGGAATTGGCGCGGCGCTATCGCTGGTGGGGGGATTGATAACCTTCATTCTATCGCCTATCGGGTTGGTGACGGGCGCGGTTTTGCTGCTGGCGTCGGTGTTCAATGTCGACCTGATGGGCGGGCTGGGCGCGGTGATCGGGCAGATTGGCGTGTTCTTCGGGAGGCTGGGCGAGTTTGACGGGGACATTGCCAGAACCCTTCAAAGCATGTTTTCGACTGAGGAGGACGGGTCTAGCTTCCTGAGTACGATCCTTGAAGGCTTCGGGATGACACGGGACGCGGCGCAGGGGATTGCTCAACAGATTGAAGTGATCGCCAATACGTTGAGCTTTCAAACGACGTACACGTTGGGGAATATTTGGGAGTCGCTACGCCCCGCGTGGGAGACGCTGCGCGATTGGTTTTCGGGGGACCTGTTTCCGGCGTTGGATGATACTTTTACGAATCATATCACGCCGTTGATTCAGACTTTTAGTGACACGCTGGGCGGAATATGGGACATTGTAAGCCCGGCGCTCGGCGATTTGAAAGACTGGTTTATCACGGACGGGCTGCCGGGGGTTTTGACGTATATCACAGATACATTTCTCCCCGGCTTCAATGATTTTGTCGATGACGTTAAGGATATTTGGACGGATACCAGTCCCGGACTCACTTCGTTTTTAGCGTGGTTTACTACGGATGGTTTGCCTATCGCCATTACGTGGATTGAGCGGGCATACACATCACTTCAGATGTTGGTGGATTTATGGGCATTGACGTTCCCCCCAGCGGCGGATACGCCAGCGGCGGACTTTGGATCGCCTGAAGGCTTATTCCCTGAGCTGATACCGGGGAATAGACCGCGTGGGCGTGCGCCGGGGGCGATCAATCCACCGGATTGGCGTAACCCTATCGCGGGAATGCGGGCGAATGGCGGGGGCGTGAACGCGGGGCAACCGTACATTGTGGGGGAGCGCGGCGCTGAGATGTTTGTGCCGCGCCAGAACGGGACGATCATCCCGAACGACCAGATGGGCGGCGGGGGTGGCGGAGTGACATGGAACGGCAACCTGATCTTCAACGGGGAAGTGGCGGACGATGATCAGCGAGTCGCTATCGTGGTGATGGCGCTGGAACGGATAGCAGGGGGGCGACGATGATCCTCACCGCGCAAGTGTTGATTTTCCCGGCGGCAAGCAGCAGCGCCAGCGTACAGGCGTTCCCGATGGCGGCGTTCTGCGATGGGATTGAATATCCGCAGGAAGTGTATGCGCCGGATGCGGTGTATGACGCGGGTGAGCCGTTTATCACGCTGCGATTTCCATCCTTGTCCCCCGCGCAGTATGTGATCACGCTGGCGCGGGCGGGACTGACGACCGCCAAGTATGCGGCGGTCACGGTGGCTGTGCCGGGTGACGACGGATTGACGTATGTGTTCTATAACGGGCAGGCGGTCAACCTGCGCCGGGTGACGCGACTCCAATTGCAATACGACAACGTTGTGATCCTTGTGCGGCAATTGGAGACGTTCTAAATGGCGTGGAATGATCATCCGCAGAGTGCGCGGGGCTGGCTGTATATCCTTGCCCCAAGCATTGTGATGAAGGCGCGGGTTAATATGGCGAGTGTGACGTACCCGCTGGCGGCGATCACGTATGACGGCGCGTCGGTGGGGACGTACAGCGACATCAACATCGGTCAAACGATCCTGATTGGGTCAACGGACGGGGCGTATGATTTGGGGCGAACGTACCTACGGGCGTCGCCTACCAGCAGCAGCTTGCCGATTGGCTGGTCGAGCCGGGGGACGCGAGCGGGCGAAGTCAATGCGACGGATAACGCTTACATCACCGTGATTGATACGTATGAGGTGTGGAAAAAGGTTCAACGGCTGGATCACATCACCGGGGAACTGTACAAAGATTACGACCTGAACGGGACGACGCCGCCTAGCCCGATTATGCAGATCGGCGATTTGGGCGGGTTGGGGCGCGTGGGCTTCTGCGCTTCGAGCGGGGGGGTACTGACGCTCAACGCGCTTAACTGGGGCGGATCGGCGTTGGTCAATGCGGGCGAAACGTGGACAACGCGCAATTGGGAATTTGCGGGCGGAAACCAGACGGTTGGCACAACGACCACTCAAGCGGCGACGGTGGAATTTACGGCGGGCAAACGGTGGATACGGCTGTTTGGTGAAGGCAGCGGCGGCGGGTACACGTATCGGCGGTATTTGGTGGTGGCGCTCGATCCGGCTGATCCTGATACGGTGAAATTTAACGGACTGAAAATTAAGCGGACGGCTGAGGGGCAAACGCTCACGGCTGATTTGCAGGAGTATCTCGACCCGGCGATATACTTGCCGGGAACAATCGTGATGTATCTGGCGCGGGAAAAGCGCGGAAGCACCGTGACGATTGTTCAACGATTCGCGGGGTGGTTGGACACAGAAAACAACTTATCACAAGCCACACGGACGTACACCAAACGCGGCGCAACCATCACGGCGGTAGATGTGTCAGGGAAGTTGACTCAACTGAAGGCGATGCCGACGATGGTGGCGAATGAAGCCGCACAGGATACATGGCTTCATATGAAGGGGGCGAACCCTGATCGCTATATTCACCGTGAACTCGCGTTCGGATCGACGGCGCTGTCGTTGAGCGATTTGACGTTGAGCGGATCATCGGCGTACCCGGTGCGGAGCTACAGCACGACGGGCGGCATGATTTACGGTGTGTGCGACTCGCTGGCGCGGGCGTTTGCGCGGCGGCTAACGTGTGACTCGAACGGGCGGCTGGCGGTCAAACTTGACCCGCTGCGGCAGGATACTGGTGACCGGACGGCTACAGTCCAACGTCATTTTGGCGAGAGCGATTGGGCGGCGATCAAGGTGGCGGCGGTGGCGCGGGCGTCGGTTGGGGTGCTGAAATCGCAGAACGTTGTCATCAGCAGCGGGTATGCGTCTGTAGATGCCACGCCGTATCCTGATGTGTTTTCGGTTGCGCCGGGTGAGGCGGCGGGGCAAGGCGGGGGCGATTCGTCGGTGGAGCGCGGGATCGTCGTGTCGCAGACGGAAGCGAATGCGCGAATCGGACACGATTACGCACGAATGACCGCGCCGGAGGGGTTGTACACGCTTGAATCAGCACATGGCGTCGATGCGGATATTGAACCCGCAAACATGACGTGGGTGACGGTCACGGCGGCGGCTGGGAGTATGGGGTATCGCGGGCGGTCACTGTCGACAACGCGAGGGCTGCCGATCAGCGTGGAACTGGCGGTCAATGCGGAGACGGGGGTGAGTACGCAATCGTTCACATGGGAGCGAGAGGTGATTGGGACGCCGGGCGTGCGGGACCCTAAACCAACAGCGAGTGATTCGTATGTGCCACCGACCACGCCGCCGATCCAACCGCCCGCGAGGGATTTGATTTACACATTGAGGCTGAATACGGGGACGATTGCCGCGTTCACGACGGGGAATAAGCTGCTGATCACGCGGGATGCGACGACGCCAGACGCGGCGGGCGGTCCCACGTGGGCATCAACGGATTTGACGGGACTGGCGAACTGGGGTGGCGGGACGCTGATTGATTTCACAGTTGACCCGTTTTCGCCGCTGTATTTAGCGACGGGGACAACCGTCAACGGTTGGATTATGACGACGACGAAAGTCCAGCGAATCACTGACATTTTTGGGACGGTGGCGCTAGGGACGGCGCATAGTTTGCCGATGGATACTGTCGCGGGGAGTTTACGGACGGAGCGGGGCACGCAGAATTGGTTGATCGCCGCGCAGTACGGCTCAACGGGGACAAAGATCGCGTACAGCACGAATGGCACAAGTTGGACGAACGTCACGGTGAACACGAACGTTGACGCGAATTATTTCAACAATAGTGACTCGTGGACGCCGGGCATTCATATTAGCCCGCACACGGCGGGGAAAGCGTATATCAGCGCGTTCACGGCGGGGGCGATCAGCGATGGGTTTGTGACGACGGATTATGGCGCAACGTGGGCGGCGATCAGCAACCCCAACATTAGTCCGAGTCAATTTCCGGTGAGGTCGATTGCTGTGCCGTATGCGGATATGACGGATACGACGGTTTATTATGGCAACACGGACATCGGCGTTTCTGGTGTGGTAACACGATTGTCGAGGGCGATTGGCGCGTCGAGCGTGGATATATCGCCCGCGATCAGCGGGAAGTCGTTCGGGGTTGGATACGTGGGGCGACATAGTCCGCGTGCGGTCAGTGTGAGCGACAGCAACCGTCAACTGCTGGTGCTGTGTGGCATCCACATTGATCTCGTTACGGGCGATCTCGGACATGCAGTGTTTTGGACGGATCGGGCGGAGACGGTGACGGCGGGATCATCCGACTGGAATGTGCTGGTCAACACAGGTACGACTCTTACGTACACAGGCTGCTATGTGGTGGACGGCGGAATCTTCCTGATTGGGGTGGGATTTGCGCGGTGGGACGGGCAAGTGTTTCACGACATGAGCGGGGATATGGCGCTGGCGGGCGCGTCGATTAAGGGGATTTGCGGTGGGTGACATTGAGCGCGGGCGACAGGCGCTAGAAAGCATCTTCTCACAAGCGCGGGCGGCTGAGGAGCTGAACGGCTATATCGGATTGCCGGATGGGAGCGGCGGGCATACTGTCCCGGTTTCGCATCACCCGGGCTTCAATTTTGTCCGGCTGGTGGATGGGATTGAGGCGTCTATCGGTGAGGCGATCAACATGGGGGCGATGCAAGACCCCGCGTTGGGGGTGCGGATTGTGCGCGAAAACGGCGTGCTGGTCGTCAAGTCGCCCAGCGCGACGGATGCGATTTACATCTACGGAGACAATGCTTCGGGGGCGGCGAACCCGCCAAGTATCCGACTGCCGCAAGTGGGCAGCGACACGCTAATCGGGGAGATGTCGCTTGAGGGCGGGCGGCTGACCGTGTTCTCGGCTCAATTGGCGCGGCTGACCGGATTACAGGTACGAGTCACGGCGTGTCATCACCGAGGCGGGTATTGGGGCGGCGAAACGTTGATCACACTGACGCCGACAGCGACGGCGAGTCAACATAGCTGGGCGCTGGTGGGGATCAACACGAAAACGAACGCGATTACCCAGTCATTGACGGCGAATCGGTCACTGGCGCAAGGATTGTTGCAAGCGGATATTGCCAGCGTGATCGCCGCAAATCCCGACGTGGATTGGCGGGGGGCGGTTGATTTGGCGAATGGCGATACGACGGTCAATGTGCTGCGAATAATCAACCTGCGGAATTTTGGTCAATCCAACCAAAAGACGAATTTCAGCGCGACGACTGCGCCGACGGTAGCCGATGATAGCGCCAGCGGGTACGGCGTGGGGTCGGTGTGGATTGATACGACGAATGATTTGCTGTGGGCGTGCATGGACGCGGCGGCGGGGGCGGCGGTGTGGAAGCTGCTGTCCACGTTTGCGATCAATGCGTTGACGAGTGCGACGCTTGACCCGGCTGCGGATTACATCCCGTTTTATGATGTGAGCGCGGCGGGCAATCGGTATTCCACGCTGGCGAATATGCTGACAGCGCCGCCCGCGATTGGCGGGGGGACGCCAGCGGCGGGAAGTTTCACGACCTTACGTATTGGAGGAGCGGCAAATCTGTCGTTAGGGGGGATTAAATTTTCGGCAAACGGAGACCGACTTTACCTGCCAAATCCCAGCAATAGCACTGACTTTGGTTTTGAATACTTATCGACGTATTTGGCTGTTTCGCTTGGGTATTTTGCTGGCGCTCGGATTCGATGGCATTCAGCAGGCTTCTCAGCGACTATGCAGGGAGAATGGATATACGCATCGGGGGGTTCTTACCCGTCGCCAAGTCTAGGCGCGAATAACAACAGTAGTAACGATGTGCGACTCGCCGTGAGTAAATCTGGCAACGGAGCGGATAGAACGTTGACGCTGGCGACTCAGCGATATGCAGTAGATGGCGGACAGCCCTACCTCAAATTGGTAGCTCGAACGTTTGAGTTTTGGACACGAGCGACGGGCGAGGCGGCTGTCGGCGGCTTGGTGAAAACGTTAGATATGGCTGAATCGGGATCTTGGACATTTTACACACCAACCTCTATTGCCCAAACGACTGCGGGATCGCTTTCATCCGTCGTCAACACCGCCATCCTCGGACGCAATGACACAGGTACGCCACTGGCGGGGTTTGGCAGCGGATTGGCGCTGCAACTGGAAAGCAGTACGACGCCAGATACCTCGATTGGTTCAATCGACTGGTTGTGGAACGTGGCGACTCATGGCAGCCGTGCGCCCGATATGGTGTTCAAAATGATCGACTCGGCGGCGACGCGGGAAATCATGCGGATGCGGGCGAACGGGAGCGCGGGGGCGATTGGATTTTTCGGCGCGACTCCGGTGGGACGAGCGGCGGCGCTCACCCAGACGTACAGCACGGCGGATAGGACGTTATCGGCGTATACGGCGGATGACGAAAGCGCCGCGTATACGGGGATTGATAATCTGCAATCTGGAACGATCTACGGACAGGTGGCGGATGTCAATGCGCTGCGCGTGGCGTATGAGAATTTACGGGCGTTCACTGAGGATTTGGCGGCGTTCGTGAATGCGCTGGTGGATGATATGCAAGGGTATGGCTTGGAGCAGTAAAGAAGCCTCACCCCCGACCCCTCTCCCAAGGGAGAGGGGAGACAAGCAGTCTCACCCCCGACGCGGGAAAGAAGCCTCACCCCTCGCCGGGTGAAAAGACGCCTCACCCCTCGCCGGGTGAAAAGACGCCTCACCCCTCGCCGGGTGAAAAGACGCCTCACCCCCGACCCCTCTCCCAAAAGCAGGAGAGGGGAGACAAGCAAAAATAGAGAGAGAGAAAGATCGTGGCATTGACGGCACAGGAAAGTAATTTTATCGGGCGGTTGCAGCAGAAGGCAGCCGCATTATTGGATTTACGTGACGATTTGCAACGGGAAATTGCGCTGTACAACGCTGAGGGATTTGGACAGAGCATCACAGACGCTGACCTGCAAACGGTGGGCGATTATGGGCATATCACGCAAGCGAAGATGTTGGGCTGCATCACAGCATTCTCTGACGTGTTGACCGCACTAGGTGACGATGTGAGCGGGCAAGCGGTCAACCTAGTCAAGATGCGAGGGTAATGTTATGAACCCGGAGATGATCGCTGAAAAGCTGCGACGAAATGAGGAACGCGAGATGAGCAATCAGGAGTGGGCGGCTGAGAAGCTGCGACAAATTGCGGAGCGCGAGAAGATGATCAACGAGACGGTGCAAGCGCATCAAATGGTGATCAATCAACTGTTGACTGAGGCGGTAGAACTGCAAGGTCAGCGGAAACTGCTGGCAGAAATGCCGTCTGATGGGTCGTAGAAAGGTTATTATCGTCGCGCTGATCCTGAGCATGGGGCTGCTGATGGCGCTGTATTATGCACGGCAGACTTATCCATCGTGCCTGGAGTCCTGCGCGGCTTATCATCAAGCGATTATTGCGGGGACGGCGGATAGTCCGCATCGGTATCGCGTGCTTGCGCCGTTCGCCGTGCAAGCTGCGTTTGCGCCTACCTCTGCCGGGTCGATTGGCGTGGCGTATGTGACTGCTCATATGATCACGCTGCCGACCATGCTGCTGATGATGTTCGTTTGGTTTAAGCGATGGGTCGGCGGGTCGGCAGCGCTGGTGGGCGTGTTGTTCGTGGCGGCGTACAGTCCGATCATGTTTGGCGTGGGGGCATATGGAATCAGCCTATATACGCCTGTTGAGGTGATATTTTTGATCGCGGGGCTGATGTGGTTGACGAGCGGGCGCGGTGGCGTGGTGTTTGGCGTGATCGTCGCACTGGCAACGCTCAATCGTGAGACGGCGATTTTGCTGGTGATCGCTTATGGCGTGCTGCGCGTATTCGTCTCCCCATCGAGCAGAAAAGACGCATCACCCCCGAGCAGAAAAGACGCCTTAGTCCCGACGCCAGAAACGACGCCTCACCCCCAACCAGCAAAGACGCCTCACCCCCAACCCCTCTCCCAAAAGCAGGAGAGGGGAGACAAGAAACTGTTGGCGATCTATGCGGGGGTGTGGGCGGTGATCGTCGTGGGCGTGCGCGTGTGGCGTGGGGCAGCGCCGGATCAGGTGACGGCGGCTGCGATTTTCGCGGCGAACTTTGGCGGCGGATGGGTCACGACAGAAGCGATGATCAATCACGGGGTGCTGATTCCGCTGTGGCTGCTGGCGATTGTGGGGCTGAGACAATCAACCCCGACGATGAAAAAGATCGCGCTGATCGGCGTGCCGTATGTGGCGCTGCTAGGCGTGTTCGCCATGTGGAATGAGACGCGGTTGCTACTGCCGCTGATGGTCGTGTGGATGCCGCTGGCGCTGCGGGCGATTGAGAATCCAGCGCGATTAAGCGAGGTGAGGTCGTGAGCGGGTTTGTGTACCGATTTAATCCAGATCAGTTGAAGCCGGATGCGCGGGGGTGGTATGACCGCTTGACTCCACTGCTCGATCAACCTGTGGCGCGGGGGCGGACGAATGATGATTATGCGCGGACGGTCAAGGAACGGTACGCTGCGATATTGGCGGCGTATTTGGCGACGGGGGATGCCGGATTGATTGAACGGCTGGTGATGTTGATGGATGAGGCGGCGCTGCATGAGATGACCGTCGGGGTCGATTTGTGGGAGTCGTTTGTGTGTGCGACGATGGCGCTCCATGCGCTGGTGTTGGCGCAACACGGGCGCAATAGGGACTCGATCAGGTGGGTCAATCGGATCATGGAACGGTACAAGCGCATCCCGCAGGATAATTTGGCGCATCCCTACGCGGCGGGGATTGAGAGCCTGCACTATCTGTCGCTGCTGGGGGCTGATGGTGATTACGCTGCGCGGCGGGATAAGGCGGTTGAGGTGTTCAAACGGCATGTGGTCACGGGGGATGATGGGACGGTGAGTTGGGATCAGCGTATGCCGATCACGAAAAGTCATGCGGCGCTGGGGAGTCCTGATTTCAATTACGTGCGGTACACGGTATCAAGCGTGATCCTGCTGCATGAGGCGGGGTGTACGCTGATCGATCCGGCGGTGCTGGCGCGGACGATTGCGAACAAGATGTGCGTCGGCGGGAAGCTGGCGTACAACCTTATTGGTGATGCTGTCGGAAAAGATGGGCGCACGATGAACCTGGATAAGTGGCGCACATCGAATATGGCGCTTTTGGCACGGTGGAACTTGGATTTACGACGGTTCAATGAGATGGCGTGGCGGGCGGGAAGCCTGAATATCGCGGCGGCTCAATTGTGGACAGGGCTGGGATAAGCGTCATTCTAGCAACCGTGAAAGTGTAAGCGAGGATTACCTCTTGAAACTGAAAAGCAACCGCCCGATCAAACTTGATCGGGCGGTTTCTTTGGGGGGAAGGGAATTGTTGACCAGCGGGAACTGGTCGGGGGTATGTGATGATTATAGCAGATGGGGGGGGGAGGATAACGCGCACAGACGATCATGTGCGTTGTGGGGCGTAATGAGCAGCATAATCGATATTTAAGTGCGGATATGAGTGACTGAAAAGGGGGTCGCGGCTTGATCGACAAGCAAGAAGTTGAGGCAATGATCAACGCGAAACTTATGCCGCTCGCACACAAGCTTAGCCGTCGTCGGATTGAGTGGATTGTAGATGAGCGGACAAAGCCATTAACAGATCGCGTTGCACAGAATGAGCGAGATATTCAACAGGCGCTAGCGGGGTACACGCTGGTGCGCGATTTGATTGAGGAGAAATTTGCACGGCTGGATTTGACGAGCGCGAATCAGCAAAGGCAAATTATGCAACGGTTGGATTTGGCGGAGGGGTGGATCGGCAGTCGGCGGCGATGGGAGCGGGTGGCGGTGAGGGTGTCACAGGTGGCGGGGCTGCGGCTGCTGCGGGTGTGGCTGCCGTTTATCACGCTGGTGTTGGTCATGGTTGGGATGGTTGTCGCATTATTAGGAGGGCTATCGTGAATTTTACGGCTTATGAATTGGTGATTGTAGTGCTGGTCGCGCTGGTGATGATTTTGGCGGCGGCGCAAGTGCTGTTGTCGGTGAAGTCGGGCGAAAACAGCAAGGTACAGTATCCGCCGGATACTCTGGATCGGGTCGAAAGTTTGCTGGCGTTGGGCTTCAAGCTGGCGAGCGTGACATCGACGAAAATTGACGACGAGGGGTTAAAGATCGCGGCGGAAGCGCTGGGATTCAAGGTGGAGATGGGCGCTGATGGGACGATGATTTTGAAGCGTCCGCCAGTGGTGTCCCCGCCCGCAGCGGCGGGGTAAAGACGCCGAGTTGGTGACAGGTTGTAAGAGACTGAAACTGGTCGCTTTTTGATTCCGTCAACCGCTTACAAATTGTAAGAGGTCGACGGAAAGACGCCTCACCCCCGACCCCTCTCCCAAAAGCAGGAGAGGGGAGACAAGCGAGCTTACGAACGGCTGCCCCGGCGTGGATTAGTCATCCACACCTGAAAATCGCCTACGCGGATGGCGTACCGCCCCTTCTCGTCTTTTTTGGCGGGCAAATTCCCGCGATCAATTTCGTTTTGGACAAAGCGCCGAGTCACCCCCGCACGCTCGGCGGCGTCGGTGACGCGGATTGTCTCATCGTCAAGCAGGACGCGCCCGCTTGCCCCCCGCGATGTTTGCCAGAGCCGGAAGGCTTTTGCGGCGACTTCCGGCTGCCCGTCCGCCAGCGCGCCGAGCGCCATGAGCGCCAAATTCCACTGTCCATTCGCGGGGTAAATCACGTTCTTGGACTCCATCCATGCACGCGCTGCTTCAAGCAGCGCCTCCTCTTCGGGCAGTGTTTCCGAGAGGGCGATGAACAGCGCCCGTGCCTCTTTAATTTCCATGATGCCTCTTTCTGAGCAGTTTAACGCCATGCTCAGGGCGATGGAATTATTCGCGTGCGCTCTCAGCGACCTGCGCGAGTTTTTCTAACTCGTCCAACACCGCTGAGTATTCATCGGGAGACCCATACTCCCGAACCGCGTATAGGGCGCTTGAAACTGAAAGGCGGATGTACTTACCAGTTTCAAGGGCGTCTTGGAACGCCCAATATATACGCTGCCAAGGGGACTGTAGCTCCCACTCCTCTCGTACCGCAATACTCTTAGCCAGGTTTCCGATTGTCTCTCCGTGCGCTGGCTTCCACATCTCCAACACCTTCGCCAGATTGTTTTTGTTCAACAACCCCGCGATTAGCCCCGCGCGGGCGTCCAGTTCTTTCCCGCGTGCGCGGGCTGCATCTGTTGCGGCGAAGTGGATGATTTCTTCTGCTGCGTTCATGTTATTCGTTCCTTCTGCCCCATTGGGGCTGATTTTGGCGTCTGGCGGACGCTGCGCTTATTACAACACAAGGGTAGGGCGTGGAGTTATTCGCTGCCGAGCAAAAACTCATAGCGTGACGAGACGCTATCTGCCCCAAAATCGTAGGTGCTTGTGGTCTCCACGAGGTAAAGTGTCCCCGTAGTCCCCTTGATTTCGACCGCACCGAGATCGGTTACTTTCATACGTTTGCTTTGATTGCAACCGTATGAGGGATAGTGCTTGTACACCGCAGTCGGTGCGGTTGCGACCACTGAGGTATACAACCCATTATGAAAAAAGATTTGTGCCAACATTGTGTGTTTCCTTCTGCCCCAATGGGGCTAATTGTTGGCGTCTGGCGGACGCCTCGCTTATTCACTCAATCAATCAATCAATAACACCATTATACTCCTAAGAACTTGTGAGTGTCAAGTAGGCAAAATTCAGCCCCCCCCTAGAAAAAGGGGGGGGCTGAGGGAATGCACTTTCTAGCGCCCTCGTAGGGTAAAGACGCCTCACCCCCGACGTAGGGTAAAGACGCCTCACCCCCGACGTAGGGTAAAGACGCCTCACCCCCGACGTAGGGTAAAGACGCCTCACCCCCGACCCCTCTCCCAAAAGCAGGAGAGGGGAGACAAGCCGAGGGCATTATTTTTCAGGAATCCATACATGATCCCGATGCTCAATCTAATGCTATGACCGGGCGAAAATTACGGGTAGATGATGCGCTGATCGGGCGATGATTTTGAGGCGTCCGCTAGTGGTGTCGCCGCTGATTAGTAATCGGGGTCGTCGTAATCGTCGTCGTATTCACCCGTCTCGTACTTCAACTCTTCTAGGCATTCAAAACAGACGCCGTGCTGCCCCATCGTGTCATCATCACCACTGCCCAGAACGAAGTATCGACACATGGGACAAAACCCCTCTTTGCTTGCCTGTTCCCATGTCAGCCCCGCGCTCGTGCCATCGGGATAGGTGTATTCCTGTTTTCCTTCTGTGTTTTCGCTCATGCTTTTCTCCTTAGACGAATTGGCGAGTAGTGTAAAGACGCCTCACCCCCGACCCCTCTCCCAGAAGCAGGAGAGGGGAGACAAGCCGAGGGCATTAGCGCAGAGTCACGGCTGCGGATTTGTGGCGCAGCAGCTTAAGCATCTGTTCTGTTGTGAGGACGGGGCGGCGCGGAAACTCGACATAATCTTTGGACGTTGCAGGAATAGGGCGGATAACACGGTATTTCATTTCACTTCCTTATGCTCACTAATGGCTATGCAGCTTGTGGATTGATCGACAATTACGCTTGTATGGCTGTCGTCGAGATATATACGGAATTGACCAATCTGTAGGCTAGGACTCTCTTCGGATGTACTTACATGCCGGAAAGGTCGTAATTCACCATCATTCGCCTGATACCGCACTTTATATTTACCCGATCTCCAATACTCCTCTTCACTTACAAGTAGCTGCGGAACAGTCAGCATAATCATAACCCCCCCCTTAACCGAACTGGACATAATTGGCGAGTGTGGATGTATCATAGTCTGGTTTTGTGCCGATATAGCGGAGAGTCACGGCGGCGTCTTTGTGGCGCAGCAGCTTCTGAATGTCTGGAATGGACATGCCCGCATCGTGGGCAATGGCGGCGGCTGTGCGGCGGGTATCGTGCGCTGCAAGGGCTAATGAGTCGCCCAGCGCGGCGCGGGTCGTGCGCTCGATGATGTCCCGGATGCCCTGCGGGGATAACCCCCGTAATGGGGTGAAGCCGTTCACCCCATTGTGAGCATAATTATCCCCGTGCAGCATCGGCTGCCAAACGGGAATATCCCCGACGATGCGGCGGGGATCGTCGTCGGGGAGATCGGCATTGTACATTTCGACCCACGCCATGATGTCGGCGTAGGCGCGGGCGCTGATTGGCACGGGGTCTACATTGGAACGTTTGCCGCGCACGGTGATGAGGTAGACCGTGCCGGAGGGAACTATTGAATTGAGCGTGATGCGCTGCAATTCAGCGAGGCGTAACCCTGTGCTGAATGCGACGTGCAGTAGGGCGTAATCGCGCAATCCGGGACGGTGTAGACGGTTGATTGAACGAAGCACAGCGTTGACCTGCTGCATTGAGAGCCGGATAAACTGGGGGTTCCAGAGTGGCGCTATGTTGGTGGTCGTGTCGGGGCGGGGGGACTTGACCGCCCCGGCTGCCCGGATGTGGTCGCGGCAATCAGCAATATAATCGCGCTCGCTGCCTGTAAAGCCGGTGATGCGCTGCCCGGCTAGTTTGGTCAAGTAGAGGCGGATGGGCGCAAGGTATTTGCTGCTGACTGTTGAGGGCTTGAGATTGCGCGTGGTGAGCAAATGCGCAATGAACCCGCTCATCAGGTCTTCGGTGGGTAGGGCGACATTTGCCCAATCGAGGAAGTAACGCAACCCGTCTTCATAGGCACGCCATGTGTGCTTTTCAGCGGTCCGTGACGACGGTAGGGTAGCGACGTGAGCAGCAACAGCGGCGAACGCTGCGCGGGGGTCGAAGTAGCGCAACCACGCGCTATCGGTGAATGAATCTTGTGATATACTCCCACTGAGGGGTAGAGCAAGTGCTAACGACATTCTATCCATCCTCGCTTTCCATAATCGGTTTTCTACCAACCCTGTAGACGCCGGACAAAACCCCGATTTAATCCATCGGGGTTTTTGTTTGGTTGATATGTAACCCATTATACAGTCAAAACCCCGCCTATGTCAAACAATTGATACGATATATCATACGTAATGTTTGACAATATCAAAAATCCGTATTAGTCTTATTGTAGGGTGAAAGGAGAACCGATGAAACGTCAAATTCTACGCAATCGATTTAGTGTGCTGCTGGCTGAGAAAGCCTATCGTGAGGGAAAGGCAAGTATCCCAAGAAGCGACGTGGTTAAGAAAACGGGACTGGCTAAAACCACTGTAGATCGCATAGCACATAACGCCGTGTCAATGTATGACAACAAAGTTGTGATCGCAATTTGCAATTATCTTGGCTGTACGCCGGGTGATTTGCTGGTGATAGAGGAAGTGGAAGAATCTAACGGGATGCCCGCGCAGCGCCTAGCCGTAGCAAGTTAGCACGCTGCGCGGTCACGACCCACAGCACAACTATAGCGCATTTGATGCACGAGGGGCAACCAAACTTCGGATCGAGCCGGAGCGTGTACATCGGTGATCCCGCCTAAAGTTTGACGACCAACAGCGGGATCACCTAAAGAAATGAAAGGCTGCGAAGTAGGCAGCAAAGCTCCTTAACAATCTAATCGGGAATACTTTTAATCTCCTAAACGGAAACTAGCAACACTCGAACAGAGGTTGCCAAAAGGAGAACCCCCAAACAGAGTCAAGGTGGGGGGGATCAGGGTGATCCCCCAGTCGGGGTAGCGGGACTTGAACCCACGACCTCTTATACCACGATCAATGTTGCATGTATAAAGGGTTCTCCATTTGAAGCCCCCAAAGCGAGGGGTTAGCGCCCAAATTTGACAATATTGTCGGGGGAGTCTTTAAGGGTGGATGGATCGGTTGCCAATTCGTGCAAGGTTTTCTTTGCTGATTCCCAGTCACCCGGATAATAGCTATTTAAGGTGATTAGCACGTCGGAATGACCGAGTGCGGTGGCGGCGATGGAAGGGGCAATACGAGCGTCGGCGTACTGATGCCCTTTACGGTGGCGCAAGGAATGGGAACTGAGAACCCGGACGCCCGCTTTCGCGGCGGCGCGACGGATGATGAGACTGATATTTTCCGGCTTCATCAACGCGCCATCAAACGAGAAAATATAGACACCCGTGAGTGAGCCTTTGAGCGAACCGCGATAGGCGAGCCACTTGACTAGCGCGACCTGACAATGTTCCCCGAATGCGATAAAGCGCGGCTTATCCCCTTTTTCGGTCACTTTCGCCGTCCTCTCCCGCCAATTAATGTCTTGAAGGCGCAACCCCGCAGCCCCTCCCCGACGGCAACCGCTGTCTGAGAGGAAAATCACCAGCGCATAATCTCGCGGTTTGTAACGCACAGCGTCGATGATGGCAGAGAGTTCTGCATCGGACATGGCTTTATCACGGGATATGGCACGGGGCAGCTTGCGCCCTTTGATGACCCGTGCGGGGCTTTTCTCCAACTTATCAATTTTCACTATCCAGTTGAAGAACGTCTTCACCGTGATCACGTGCTTCTGCACGGTGGCGAGGGCGTATCCCCGTTTGCTGAGCATCTGGAAGTATTCAATCAACAGTTCTGGCGAAATGTCGGACAACTCGCGGGCGGGACCTACCCAGTCTCGCAAAGATTTGAGCGGCTGAAGATAGGACTTGGCGGTGGTTGGTTTGTGTTCACCGAGAAATAGGTCGATGGCTTTCAGTAGATTCATAAAACATCCCTCTTGAATGAAGTCAATGTAGATGCAAAGGAACGAGGTAACGCAGATGGACGATCAACACGCAACTTTTAAGGATATTCAAAAACCGCGAATTGAGATACGCACGTTCGCGGGGATGGTCGGGCAAGCGGCTGATGAACAACTGGCAGCCGCCATGAACGACGGATGGGAAGTCTTGAAGATCAGCGCGACGAGCATCCGACTGGGTGAGGCGGACGGGGTGGAGCATTTTGAGGTCGTCAAGCTGATGCGGTTGGTCGATGAAGACGACGACGCCGCAGCCCCTGCAACAGAAGCCGCCGCAGCCCCAACCCCTGCAACAGAAGACGCCTCAGCCCCAACCCCTG